TTAGATATTTGAGATGCTTTGTAGTTTTTAGCTACATCTTTTGCTACTACGATTAACATAGTATCTTCATCACAAACTGATGCTGGGATTGCGTTATAAAGCTTAGCTAATTCACCTTGAACGTTTGCTGCTGTTGAAGCAGTTCCCGCTACATCTACAACGTCACTATCTGCTACGAATTGTGGAAGTAAACCACTCATAGAAGCAGTTGTTCCGTCACCTTGCCAGATTTGAGTATCAATTGCTTGACCCATTTGAGCTAATATCGCTTGAAGGATACCATCCAAGATAGTCGCTGGCATATCAGCATCCCCAGCAAATAAACCTGCTTGTTGTGCTTGGAAAGAAGAAGCGTAATCTTGCTTACATACTTGTTCGTCAATTTTGAATTTTTTTACTGTTACCGCCTTGTCAACGTAAGTAATTGATCCTGAAGGATCGAAACCACAAGCTGCCCCTGATTGAAGAGATGCTGAATAGCTTAATTTTGGTAAGTAACCACTACCTGCCAAGATATTTGGTAGAATTGTGATTGCTCCTTGTCCGATTGTATCAGAACTTTTGAACGCTTGGACGAATAACTCTCCTGCCAATGCTCCTGAATATCCTGATGTTACTGAATTTGTAGTTGCCATAATTTATTTATTGTTTTTTTTTGTTATTCTTCCGATAGCATCTAAAACACTCTCTTCCGTTTTTTCAATTTTTTTGAAATTAAGAGGGTTATTATTCCCCATTGATTTCAATTTTTGAGTAACTGGTTTTTTTCTCAATTCCTCATTTTCTTTTGTAGCCTCTTCTAATTTAGAAGTTAATTCCTCTACCTTTAAAGTAAGTTCGATTAACTTATTATCTTCAACTACTATTTCTTCTTTTAATTCTACTGCCTCAACTTCTGTTTCAACTTCGACTTTTAATTCTACTTCCGTTTCAGCCATTACAACTTCTTCTTCGATTTCAGCCTCTACTTCTTCTGCTGGTGTTTCAGTTTCCGCTGGTGCTTCTGCTTCAACTTCTTCTATTGAAACTATTGTTCCTTCTGAATCAGTTTTATAAAGTTTTTCCTCATATGTGAATTCTCCTACGAAAACCTCCATTGATTCATCTACAACCACAGCTCCTTCAACGAACTCATCTGCTGTAAGATTACCCGCTGATGTTTCCCAAGTAGCTAATGTAACTTCTTCTGTTTCGGAGAACATCTTGATTAGTTTTTTTAATATGCTCATCTTTTCTGTTTTATTATTTTCGTCACTTATATTGGTGTGATTCCCATCTTTATTAAAATTAATTTTCTCAAATCTTACGAATGAGTCGATACTAAATCCTGTTGTTAATCCCGATTCTACATATTCACTCCATAATTCATCAGAGAGTTTCATACCAACAACCCAGTCACCTTTCTCTACTGAAAGTCCAATTGAGTTTCCTTTATCGTTAGCACCATCTTCAACTATCCATTGTTCTACTACGGATGTTCCACTTAACCAATTTCCATTGTCGTGATCGAAACTTGTATTTTTTTGATATCCTTTTTCGATAAAATCTTGACTGAACTTTTCTATTGTCTCAGCATCAAACTTTAAAAGGAACTCTGTTCCATCATCAAAGGTTCTTGGTATTTGTTGTTCGGGTCTTAAAACGATCCCGTAAAGGATTTGTTTTTTCTTATCCACACCAAACTTTACCTGTTTCATTTCTTCTTTCAAAGCAACGAATGAAAATCCGTTTGCTGGTCTCCCAACTATTGAAATACCATACAACATACCATCTTCATAAACCACCTTGTATAATAATTGTTCTTGCTCTTCCATCATATTAAATAGTCATTTTTCATTTTGTGTTAAATTTTCATATACTATTATAGAAAAGTAGCATTATTCAATCTATTTCTATCCAAGCTTTGTTGAGACGATACCTCACCACTAACCACAAATGCTCTAATAGGATCATTATTTAAATTATTTGTTTGATTAGCCAAAGCATCGTTTATTTGATTACTATTTGAACTACCAACTAAATTAAATGATGGTTGTGGTAGTGGTGCGGGTGCTGAACCTCCTCCACCACCACCTCCACCAAATGGTGCTGCTGCTTGTTTAGCTTTACTCACAGCACCTGCAATAGATGCTATAATACCCGCTGCTGCTATACCATACCCAATTAATAAAGGAATTGCCGCAGGGAAACCTGCTGATGCTGTTGTCGCAGCACCCTTAGCGATTGGTGCTGCCGATCCTGCTGCGTTTAATGTAGCTTCTTGAACTACTTCGGTTGCTTTGAACTTTAATTTACTTATACTAATTGCTATTTCTGCTAATAATAATGCTTTCTTTGCGATTAATAAACTTTTTCCCAATGCTGTTTCTTCACCGAATATAGAAGATAAAGCATCTAATGTTTTTTGTGCTTCATCTCTTTTTCTTTGTTCAATATCCGCTTCTATTTGTGATGTAGCTAAATTATTTTCTATGTTGGTGTTCCTGATTTCTTGACTACGATCTAAATAATCTTGCTCTGCGTCTAATCTATCCTGTGTGCCTATTGCGTATAAATCACGCTTTATAGCTAAATCTTCATCTAATAATTGTTGTTCTAATACCAACCCATCTCTTATTAATTCTGCTTTTTTAATTGGGTCAGTTTCGATACTCGCTTCGAACTCTAATTGTGCCAATCGTCTTGCGTTTTCACTTTCTATAAGGGAAGTTATTAATTCATTTTCTTCTCTTAATAATCCATTAGCACTTACTTTCTGTTCTGAACGTAATCCCTCAATAGTTGCTAATACTCCATCCGCATTAGCAAGAGCGTTTGTTAAGGCTACTTGATTTTCTATATTGTTATTAGTATCTAACTGTGCTTGTGCTGCTGCTACTTGAAGATTCGCTTGTGATGTTAATGCTTTTTCTTGATCATCTAATATCTTATTTAATGCCTCACTTGCTTCTTTTCTCTGTTCAATAGATAAACTCTCATCATCTCTAAGTTGTCTTTGTTTTTCTGCTAATCTATCAAACTGTTCTGCTAATCTACCTTGTTGTGCTGCTGCGAGTTCTGCTGTATTAGCTAATTCTACATTCGCCTGTGCTTGTTCTAATGTAGCAGTTGTATATTCACTAACAGCCTCTACAACCTCATTGAAAGTTTCCGCTATTTTTTCAGCCGAATCATCTACCCCTGTTAATATATCTACTGACTCTATACCAGCTTGCTTAACAGATTCCAATGCTCCTTGAAAATCCCCTTCGAATAATTTTTTAAGTGCTGTTCCTAAAAATCCTGCGACCTCTACTGCTGATTCAAACCTTTCTATAAGGTTTTCTTTTATTAATCTACCGAACTCTTTTATATTCTCTTGTGGATTTTCGAATATATCCCTGAAAAAGTCTAACATAGGTTGGAAATTATCCCCAATTAAAGTAAACAAATCACTGAACACAATTCCTAAAAACTCTGTTGTTGTGGAGAAGAAGTCCATTACTTTCTGGTTCTTAGAAAGTGCTTCTGTTAATTTAGCAACAAGTGATATAATCAATCCTATACCCAATGCTTTTAACGCACCACCTACAAGTTTAACTGAATCGCCTAATCCCTTAACCTCAATCTTTTGATCTTTTGCGGCTTTACCTACTTTATCAATACTATCGATAACCTCAGTTACTCCCATATTTAAATCCTCAAACTTCTTCTCTATTCTGTCTAACTGCTTTACAACATCGTCTGAGTTTGATTCAATGGTAATCACCTTTTTAACTTCATCTGGCATAATTTATTATTTATTTTTATTTTTAAATAGATTTTTAAATCTACTCCACCTACTTTCTTTTAATTCATACTTTCCCTTTGCTATCTTAACCCAATGGTCTCCATATTCACACACACCTTTGTTTCTTAATAATCCTATTGTTCCTATTATATCCATTATTACTTTCTATTACTTTTTATTCTCGCTGAATCTAATTCATTTTTCCTTTGTAGGAAATTAACAAAGTGTAAGAATGATTCTACATCTGTTTCCACTACTTTTTTTATTTTCAAATAGTCCTCATTCGCTGCTGAATAAATCATTGGATACCATCCGAACTCTTCATTGAACTGTGATTCTGCGGTGAGGTTCTCTATTGATTCTGTGGTTTCTCCCGTTTCTCCTGTTTCTTTGTAAATATATCGGAAGCGTTTAATAAACTCTTTCTTAAAAGAGAAAAAAAAACCAACACAGCTTTAAATACCTTAAAGTCAACCATCTGCATTGTCTCTACGTATTTATTATCTGTTCCGTTATATTTCTCAATTTTATATTTATCCCCTTTTTGTTCAATTATAGGTCTATATAGAATGCTCATAATTCTATCTATATAACTTCCTTCTTTGAGGTATTCATCTAAATCAATATAAGCACCTGTTGCCATTTTCTCAAAGTTGGGTATTAATCCGAACTCTGTTCCATTTATTTTAAATCTTGTTATAAGATCTGTTTTATCGTGTAACACTTTATCCAATGTGAATAAGGTTTCCCCACTAACATCAATTGGAACATCTAAACTTCCATCGAAGTATTCTATCATCTTCTTTTGGTATTTTTTTTCATCATCTTTGAATGTGTCTGTTATTAACACTATATCCATATACTCTCTAATTGTAAGCGTTTCTATTTTCATATTATTTTCTTTTTCTTTATTTTAATTTGGATCCGCTATTGATTCTTGTGTGATCGTTTTTGTATATATTACATCATCAATTGTAATAGATAAATCCATTGTTCTTGGTGTATATCCTGCTCCAAAACTACCTGTAAGATATTCTTCGAAGTAGAAAACTATTTCATCTTGCCCTGTTCCACTTGATTCTGATATAACAGCCCAAGTAGTTCCATCACCTGTATCTGTTTTAGAAATAGACCAAGCAACATCATCATCAATTGTGTTTATATCAATTCCGTAATATTTCTTACCTGCATTTCCTCTCACATCTCCTGTGTCTATAATAGTTAATGGTATTTCTGGTGTAAATATATCATTGAATAGATTGAATGTAGTCTCTCCTGTTATTAGATTCACTTTAAAATCATTAATCTTATATCGATTTGTTCCTACAATAATTCTATCATCGAGACTTAACTCATTGATTATTCTACTTGGGAGAATAGCTTTGAGCGCAATCTTTCTTTGCTTTAAATCATAGATGTCAGTAATCCAATCTTCCCAATAGTTCTGGAATAAACTATCAGTTTGAACTGTTAGATGCCACGGATCAACTTCTGCTCCCCAATTTATAGTCTGTGTAACCTGTGATGAATATACATCATCAGTGTTCCCTATATTATAAGCGAACTTTAAATCAGGACTCACTGGGAATCCCTGAAAATTAACTTTGATTGGTTGATCTACGAAACTCTCTACACCATTATTGAAAAACATAATAGGAGCTGATTTCCTTGCTTTAATCTCACCCTTATCTAATTCACTTGATTGTCCTATTACTATGTTTGTAGTAGCATCTGAGCCTGTTGCACCCACTACATTTAATCTCTCGAACAACATATTCTCATATGGTAGTTTAACTTCTAATGTCTCTTTACTATCTATCCCGAACTTAGCTGATAAATCACCATACCCTGTCTTGTCGAAGAATGGATCAAAGTTTTCTCTAAATGCTTTCCCTAATATATTATCAGTTTTCTCGAAATTGAAATCTATGGTTTTATAAATTATTGGTCGTTCAATATCTATTTTCGATGTATCAACATATTCTGTTAGATCGTGTATATGCCCTCCATTATAATATTGATTCAAAGTTTGTAAATCAAAGTCAGTTGATGTTGTTGGTCGAACTACTAATTTAAACATTCGCATCAAACTTTGTAGGAATTCTATTACAGGCATATCTATCATATTATCTTCAATTACAACTGAACTGGTTCCTGAGAATGTATTACCCACTGATGTTACATCAATTATTGTAGATGGTGTTGGTAGTGTTAATGTTTGTAACACATTCGCACTCACAACAGCGGTGAATACATCGAATGGTATTATATTAAGTTTCACTCCCACTCTGGTTTCTCCTGCTACATCATTACATAAATAGTTTTTAGATATTTCTGTTGTTCCTATATTATTAAAAGTCTCTGCTTGAACTACACCATTTTGATCCACTACTTGTAAATCATAAAACACATTTTCAAATCCTGCTGATGGAACTACCGTCCAAGTAAAAGTTAAGTTATTATAATTGAATAAAAAACAGGAGTTTCTATTCGCAGTTAAATATGGGTCATCTAAAACAAACGAACCAACTGGTGTTCCCGTAAATCCATTATACCCACTAACACCAAGTGCTTCTAATTTTAATTCCTCTTTCTTGTTTAACCATAAGAATAGATTCTGAAACATTGCTTTACCGAAAAATGATCTACCTAATGTAATATCATATTTAGTTTCTATCGCATCAATTATTCTAATCATTCTAAGTGCTGGTCGTGTCTCTGTATCTAATATAGCACCATCATCTAAACTTATATCTAATGAACCAGCAGTTCCACCTGTGGCTCCTGTTTGATTACCATAGTTGATGTCTCTATCTGCTATTAATATAAGTGGTGTTATAATATCCCCATTCATTCCCAGCCCATCATCAAAGTATAACGATTCATTCCATACCTGTGGGATATAACTAAAATTGAATTTAGATAAACTTGTATGGAACGATGCTGTTCCATTTACGCTATTATCTAATTGATCTAATGTATCATCACCAAATAAATCAGTCAGGTTTTTTAAATCACCATAGAAAGTAATTTTATATGATTTCGGTTTTCCATTCTCTACCAACACAGATTCTAATTGAATATCACCACTCCTAAATGGTATTGTGTTATACTCAATATATGCTGGCACTCTTACATTAGCGTTGAATGTATTATCAATATCTAAATTATAAAAATGAGCAAATATGGTATTATTATTACTACTCGCTGGGATTGTAAATGGTTGAGTGAAGTCTGTAAAAACATTACTCAACATTTCTATATCATTTAGTTTTGTAGTTAGTGTTATATTCTCATCACCAAATAGATCTAACTTCCCCCTTTGATTAGAGAAAGAAGAATAATTAAAATTGAAATCAGTTATAAATATATTAACCATATTATCTTAAATTATTAATTTTTTCGTGGGATGATTCAAACTTTAATGTGTAGTTGTTTGGTCCATCTGTCAATGCTCTCTTTCTATCGAAATTAGAAGTAGTTAATCTAACAGGGATTTCATCTATTGATACTAAATCACTTCCTACATCACTTCCATTATAATCTTTATAACCATCTACTAACCATATTTCTTGTGATAAGAATAAATCTTCCATTACTATATTCATATATTCAGGCATCATACCTGTATTCAATGTCCATTCTTCTCTACCATTTACATTATAATCTGATTTACTATGTAATGAACTATCGATTAACCCATTTAATGTAACCACACTTCCTACAAAATTATCTCTATCAGTTTTTAGATCTCTCCTTGATACTTTACCCATTGATAATGTTTCTAATACACCATATCTATTCTTGAATATAATATCCACAACTGGGTATAAGCACTCTTCATAATATTCTATTTCTATTTCAGTATATCTTCCTTTATAATAATCCATACTGAAATTAAGTTTGTTTCCTAAATCAGCACTAAAACTATTTACAACTGGAATCTGCATTGATCTAAAATACTCAGCACTTTGGTTTATATTCCCTTCCATATCAGTAATTGATACAGTTGAAAGATTACCCACTACTGTTGTATAACCGAAGTGTTCTTCTGTCTTATAGAATATTCTCTTTATACTATCTTTATGATAATATCTTCTTACTTTATTATAAGCTCCTGCTCCTGTTCCAACTTGATATTGTCCCGCGAGTAACACATTTGGTATACTGTGATCCCCGTTTTCCATCCACCCATCTACCCCAATATAAGTTTGTGTTCTCACATCTCTATCCACTCCTAATAATGTATTTGTTGCTACTACATTAATCCATTTAACCATATTTGGTGGTGCGTTTAAAACAGGTATATCTTGTGTATAATTAACTGGGTATCCTCTAAAATCTTCTGTTGCTAATCCTGTAAAATCTAAATATAGAGTGGATTGTAATGGACTTAATATTTGTTTAGTAACGCTCCAATTCTCTGTTGTAGGAATAGTAGATATTAAACCTTCCCAATAAGATACTTTAAATCTACAAGCATCAAAACCATCATCTAAATTAGAATATACAGGTCCTTGTCTTAAAAATCCTGGAATGCCACTCGTAAAAGTAAATACCACAGGATATTCATCTAATGCTAATAAAGCAGTTGTGTATAATTCAGTGTTCGATCCATTTATAGAGAACACAACTGGTACTGATGGATTCGTGTTATATGTATCATATGATGTGAATAAATTATTTAATGTGTCTGCCGCAGATGCCCCTAATAATACCCACTCAGATGCAGGGATTACTCCTTGAACTGATGCTATTGTTTTAGCAGCGTAGAATATCGATGTTCCATTTACATTCAATGAATAATTTAATAGAGCTCCATCACTCGGGTTCGCACTTAATGTAAAAGTAATCCTACCTGATTTAACTGATGAACTATTGGGATTGAATAGAAACTTCGGACTTCTTAAACGAACATCTAATAAACCCGTATATACAGTTCCTCCACCTCCTGGAACACCTGGCTTCTGTCCTGGTTCTATACGAATAGCTCCACTACCACTATAAGTATAACCTATTAATGGTGAGTTATTCCTGGCTGATATAATGAATGATTGTGTCGCACTTGTTGTATCATTCTGTGTAATCCATTCAGCACTTCCGTTATACCATTGATTATAATATGTCTGTATATTCTCAAATGTCTCTGATAATGTAGCACCGATATATACTTCGGGAGATACGATTGATGTTGTTGATCCTGTAAAGCTCATAACCATACTTTCGAGTGTTGCATCTGCTGGATATGATGGGTTATAATTAAATGATAATTCATCTCCTGCGGTTGGTATAACATCTAAAAATATAGAAAGTTTATTATAAGTTTCTGCTGTTTCTTCACTCGGTGTTTGTAATGAATATGTAAATGATGTATTCCAGTTATTAACTGAAAGATTAGATATAGTTCCACCGATTGCTGTTAAAGCTACTCGATTATTAACATCATCTAATACAACATCAAATTGATTCGATAAGGCATTAAAATCATTAGCAAATGTTTCTTGGAATGTATTATAATTAGCAGCAACACTTGCTGTCGCTATTTCGAATTGTCCTGTTGCTTTTCTATCTCCGCTATTTACCCAAGTTATATCAACTGATTGAGTTGAGCCTGGTAGTAATTCACCGAATGATGTTCCACCTGTATAGAAGAATGAAAGTGAATTTGTTAATCCTGGTATTCCCAAGTGTGTAAATTTTAATGTATTACTCATATCTTATTGTTTTATTTTATATCTTTAAGTCCTGTTATATTTTCTACTGTCTCATCCCATATCGCATTAGCAAGTGTTAGACCAAGACCATCCAATTGTGTGTCTAATGTATTTTCTAACCAAGGTTGTGCTTTAATACCTTTCCTAAATATCGATTGTGATATTATATAAGCAGTAGCTTTATTTGTAATGAACCTACCTTTCTTATTACGGAATCGTATATTATTCTGTCTTACCCATTTCGATAATGATGATACAGGTGGAGCTTTTGTTGTAAAGGCATATCCTTTTGTGCTACTACCACTCTTCGTTCCTCTCACACCTTTATCTAAATACTCTCCATAGATATTCATAAATATCCCAACACCGAACTTAGCCCCTGCGTCTTTCTCCCAATAGATACTATCACCCAATGATCCACTACTTAGAGGTGCTTTTGTTGCGAGTTCAACAACCATCTCATCTAAATACTCTGTTAATGTAGGTGCGTTATAAAAGGGCATATCTTTATTTTATTATTTTATATTTAACAGACTGTGCTGTTTGGTATTTTTAATGTAATAGTAATTAACCACCCATCTAATATATTCAAATCTGTATATAATAATGGAGAAGCATTTGTCACACTTTCTAATTCTATTCTCGAATCATTGTTTGTGTTTCTGATGTAATTAACTAAATCTTTTATAATTGTATATGTGATATTTAAATTATCTTGAACGTCATCTTGCCCATCCCATTTATCTGTTGCTATATCATTTGATTGATCCCGTTGGTCGAACACACCTATCTCAAAACTGAAGTATGAAACTGCTGAACTTTTCATTGGTGCTGATGTAGGATTTATATGAGCTAATGGATATATTGCTTTCTCGAATAAATCTTTTTGATCTGTTGAGGCAAACACAACTGTCTGGCAATTTTCATTTGCTAATAATCTGTCCCTTATAAATTGGACTACTGTGAAAAATTCATTCATATCTTTGTTTATTTATTTCTGTTATATTAAAAAGTCATTAAATACTTTTTGTTATAATAATTTACCCAACGTTATATTTTTTTATATTGGGTCTCTTTAATCTATGGCTAATATAATATCTCGCCCCATCTATTGAGTGATTATATAAGTCAATTGGTGTGCCTGACTTTCTATCACTCCATACATAGTTATTCAACTCCTTAACCATATTAGAACTTCTCTGCGTTACTACTAACTTATAATCTTGTATCAATGTAATACCAGCAGTAATAGATCCTGCTCCTTTCACACAGGGTTTTATATTAATTCCTCTTAGTTTTAATTCTTCAATTAAACGTGGTTCTGCGTTATCTGCTATCACTTCTTTCCTACCTACCTCACTATTAATTATTGAGAAGATTTCAGTTGTAGTTAATCCTGGTTTATATAATATCTCATCCATATAGATTACTTTGAGTTTAGTATCAATAGCGATTTTCGTGAGGGTCGTTGGATCATTTGAAAACCCGAAATCCATTCCATAACCATAATCTAAATTAGGGAATTCTCCTATCTCCCAATTAGAAAATATAACTCCTTCGGCAACATCTAACCAACCCCCAAGTATTTTATGTTTCCATTTCAATGGATTAGTATCTCTAATACTTTCTATGTTTCTAATCCAACTCTCTGAAAGATGTTCTATATTATCTTTGTATGTTGTATGAATATAAGTAGTATCCCCATCAATTGTATTTGAACCTTCGGGTATTCCTTTCTTTTCGAAGAATCGTTTATATACCCAATGTTCCTTCGAAGCAGGGTTCATAAGTAATATACATCTATTCTGTCTCAATGAACTTCTAATTGATAAATCGATTATATCAAACTTATTCTTATCAGTTAATTCTTCTGCTTCATCAATTATAAAAGTGGTTGCTCCTTCAATAGATTTTAAATTCGCGGTTTGATCTCCTTCGCTTGTTCTTATACCTCTGAATAATATCTTACTACCATTCTGTTTATTAATGATACTATCTCTCGTAATTGTGAAGTTATGTGACTGTCCTATAAGATTTATCTTGGAGATGATTTCGGGTATGATTGAGATGTGAGCACTCTTCATAGTATAACGAGTGAAAAGAATAGTGTGGTCGCTCTCTAATAGTATCAGGAGCACACACCAATAAGCAATACTGAATGATTTAGAACTACCTCGACCACCTGTTATAATAAAGAATCTACTATCACTTGTAAATAGAGGTTTAAATTTATCATTCAATACAACTTTACTCATCTAATAGTTCATCTGTATTTTTAAAGGAGATAAGATTTTTTAGATCAGTAATCTCTAATCTATTTGTTTGTTTAGTTTCTGTCTTTTCTGACCAATTGTGTTTGTTTTGGAGCACAAACTTCGTCATACCTTCTTTCGTTTTTCCTTTCAATGCTAAGACTTGTAATCTTAATTCTTGAATAGAATGTATATGTTCCAAGCGATGAGCCACTGTCGTATATTTCTTACTAACATAACTGATCCAATTATCACTTAACTTATTTTTAAATAGAAACTCTTTATAGAATACATTACCATCATCAATTTCTCCTACGAAGTTTCCTTCTCCATCTTGAACCTCTGTTGTGCTCATTAACCAATCCTCTAATTCCGTTAAAATTTGATGTATAACATCCTCACTATATGTTGCGTAATCTGCTCCATTATAATCTTTTGTAAAAGGTCGGGGATTATCTCTTGGTCTTATATTTCCATATCCTCCACTCATTATATTAGTTCTTTTAATTTTTTTTGATACTCATTATGAGCGTCTATTTCTTCTCTACTTAATGATTTAACATTACCTAAATTACTTATTTGATACGATCCTTCATATCCTTTTATATCTTTATAATTTTCCATATTTTTCATAATTTTTAATTCTTTGTTCAGCAATTTTCATATAAGAAGAATCCATCTCCATACCTATGAAATCGAACCCTTCTAATAGAGCAGCAATTCCTGTTGAACCACTTCCCATAAAAGGATCTAATAATATTCCATTTGGTGGTGTGATTAATCTACATAGGTATCTCATAAGTTCTACTGGCTTTAAAGTAGGGTGGACGTTTGTTGTTTCTTCCATTCCCATATTACGTTCTTTCTTTGAAACTTTTGCGTTATAGAAGAATCTTGATGCTCCACCTTTATCACTAAACGCTTTTGGTTCTATAACTACCTTTTGTATATCATTATTTTCTGTTCCTACATATTGTTTTCTATGTCCTCCTTTTCTTGGTTTCCTATTCAGACTATCCCCTTTCAATATACCTGTTTGTTGATCTAATATACTACAAGGGCAGTTCGGATCGGTGTGAGTGTTTCCCACATTCTCACATATACATTCTAAAATTATATTCGCTGGGAATCTTCCTGTTGTATTAACCTCAAAGTTATTATCTTTTATCTCTGTTCCACCCACATAACTATCACTCTTAAAACCATCTGCTACATTCTTGAAACTCGCTCTCTTCTTCAATGATGTTTCTAAATCATCATTACTATAACCTACTCTACACTCATCTATATTCATTCCACCTGTATTCCATTTCAATACATTCTTTACTATGGTTTTTTCACTTAGAGGTTTTCTTGCTAAACATATAGGTTCGTTTGCTGGTTTCAAAGCAGTTCCCCATCCTTCCCAATCAGAAGTTCCTTTTGTATTTATATGATTACCTATAACCTTTCCATTACCACCCGATTGAAAAGATTGTGATGTCTTTCTATTTTTACTACCATCAGGGTATATTACATCATATACAACTTCTCTATCATTCCCTTTTAGTTTATCTACTGCCTTTCCTATATTATGGCTCTTGGGAAATCCTGATCCATATATCCATTGTATTTGATCTCTTATTTCAAAACCAGCATCTTCTATATTAACTACCATTCTATGATACAGGCGGGTGCTACTAAATGATAATAGATGTCCACCAGGCTTTAATTTTTTAATAACCTTTTCCCAAAATTCTACCGATGGAACATCGTAGTCCCACTTCTTCCCCATAAACTTTATTCCATACGGAGGATCGGTTACTATACTATCTACTGAGTTGTCCTCTAACTCATCTAATGAGACCATATTATCTCCTACCATTAATTTATATTCCATTTCTATTTTTTCTTTCTTTTTTTTATATTATCCATTCATTACGAAAGCTTCTAATCTTGAAATCATATTTGACACCAACCCAGGGCAATTACAGAACTTCAATTTACTCCTTGTGATATCATTATACAATGCGAATAGTCTTTTACTTTCTTCTCCACTCATTTGTTTCCTACCTATTAAATCCACTACGAATCTCTCTTCATCTATTGTTAAATCTCTACTCTTCTTTAACCAATTGAATTGGTTGAGGTATTTCTTTCTTCTCTCACATCCTTCACATTCTTTTATACCAACAGCCTTTGTTACCTTGGATACAATATCTCCTAATCCACTGGGTTTCAATTCTTGTTCTCCGAGTTTCATTTCTGCTTCTAATGTAATGAGTATGTTCTTACCACCAACGGTATAAACACCACCTTTTTTATTCTGTCCGAAAAACTTACTATATCGAAACCAGTATTTTTTTCCATCTATTACCACGTCAGCTTCTTGTTCTAACATATAATTATTTTCGTTTTTCATAATTTATCTTTTTATTTTTATAATTTTCCCACGCATCATTTAATATCTTTAATATCTCTTTTTCTTTATAATGGATTAAAGTATTACTTACTCCTATACGACGAGCAATTTCACGCTGACTATATCCCAATTTTTTCTTTGTTTGATTATACGTAATGTATCTCAGTTCATATAATTTAATATCACTCGGGATCATTTTCAATACTTCTGTTTTCACGAACTCTAATTTTTCTTTCTCTTCTTCGTATTGTTTATCATAATCTATTTCTTCATCTACTACATATTTCAGATCGTCTATTACTTTCTGATTATCTACATACTTATTACTTTTCATTTGTCTGCGGTATAGATTCCTTAAACTGATGAAAATATAACTATCTGTCATTTTCTCCTTCGGTGTGTTCCATCCTTCCATTTTGATTAAAAGATCGTGTAATAAATCACTTCCTACCTTTTTATTACTCACAACAAATGCCATATTTAAATACCTTTTATAATCTGGCTCTGTTATGTCTTTTATCATATAAATATTTATTTATTTTATCATTTAACTCTGTTCTAATGAACTCTTTATCCTCTTTTGATGTGTGAGGTAGTAATTGTTCTAAAAGTCTCACCATCGTCTTTATTTGTCTATCTACGTTCATAATTTTATCT